GGTGCAATGATCTCAATAGTTGCGAGGAATGATGATAAACCTATCGGGTATTTTAACATTTACATCTCACTGGATATGCAGAACCAAGACCTGGTTGGTACAGAAGCCGGTCTCTTTGTATCGAAAGATTGTAGAAATGGTATCGGCAAAAAGCTGATAAAGTTTGGGCTAGATGAGATGAGATCTCGCGGGATCAAGAGATACTACGCGAGTGCGGTAACTGATTTAAGAACGGCAAAGTTGTGGGAGAGGATGGGTTTTAAGCATTACTCGCACTCGATGTTATTTAATTTCGCGGGAGAATAATATGTGTTTCAGTGCGCCATCAATGCCAGCAATGCCAGTTACTCCCCCAGTAGTTGACCAGACTCAAGCTAAACAAAATGCTTCTGCGGCTACTGTAACTTCCAGGACAAAACAGGAAGAGATGGCTGCTGGCCAGGGAACAATGCTTACAGAGGGCGTTGGAGTTGACCCGGCTACACTGGAACTAGGAAAGAAAACGCTACTTGGCGGTTAACTTAAAGGAGAATTATTATGTGCGGAGGAGGACCATCAATTCCACCATATGTACCACCACCACCAGTCATTGACCAAACACAGGTAAAACAGAACGCGGCCGCATCTAGCCAAGCATCTGGAACTCAGCAAGCAGCAGCCGGTCAAGGCGGTGGATCGACGATGCTTACAGAGGGAATGGGAATTGATCCATCAAGCCTGGCGCTTGGAAGAAAATCTCTATTGGGTGGGTAAATGGCGAAGATAAAGACTCAGGCACCAAGAAACGCTCCGCTTGAAATACCAAAGCGCGAAAAACTATTAACTCGCTGGGGTCAACTCAAGAGTGAACGGGCTTCTTGGTGGAGTCATTGGCAAGAAATCTCGTCCTATATCCTACCAAGGTCTGGGCGGTTCTTTGTTCAAGATCGAGACAAGGGTTGGCGCAGACATAACAATATATATGACAACACCGGCACTCGCGCTCTAAGGGTGCTGGGCGCAGGTATGATGGCAGGTGCCACCTCACCAGCCCGTCCATGGTTTAGACTCGCCACAAGCGATCCTGAGTTGAATAAATACGCTCCGGTTAAGCTTTGGTTGAACGATGTAACCAAGTTGATGCAGATCATCTTCCAGAAATCCAACACCTACCGTGCGCTGCATCAAATGTACGAGGAACTTGGAGCATTCGGGACTTCTGCCAACATTATTCTCCCTGACTACCAGAATGTTATTCACAACTATCCCCTGACAACAGGGGAATTTGCTATTGCAACTGACTACCAGGGCAAGGTATGCACCTTGTACCGTGAATTTGAGAAGACTGTAGCGGAGTTGGTCAAGGAGTTTGGGTATGAGAACTGCTCGACCAGCGTACAGAATATGTATGATCGCGGATCTCTCGACCAGTGGGTGACGATTATCCATGCCATCGAGCCTCGTGAAGATCGTGACAGTCGCAAGAAAGATTCAAAGAATATGCCTTATATGTCAGTCCACTTTGAAATTGGTGGCAATCCTGATCAGTACCTGCGCGAGTCTGGCTACAAAGTATTTCCGGCAGTGGTGCCTCGATGGGCAACAAGCGGCGGCGATATCTACGGTGGATCACCGGCAATGGAAGCATTGGGCGATGTAAAGCAGTTGCAGCATGAGCAACTACGCAAGGCTCAAGGGATCGATTACAAGACAAAGCCACCTCTTCAAGTGCCATCCAGCATGAACAACCGTGATGTCGAGACCCTTCCTGGCGGGATCACATTCGTTGACCAGGTTAATGCCGGTGGAGGAATCCGCACAGCGTTCGATGTAAACCTCGACCTATCTCACCTATTGGCAGACATACAAGATGTCCGTGAGCGCATTCGTGGAGCGTTCTATGCTGATCTTTTCCTCATGCTTGCATCTGCAACTGATACCAGGATGACTGCAACTGAGGTTGCTGAGAGACATGAAGAGAAGTTATTGATGCTTGGACCAGTTCTTGAGCGGTTACATAACGAACTGCTAGATCCATTGGTTACGCTGACCTTTGATCGGATTGTCGAGGCCGGTATTCTCCCACCTCCACCTCCAGAATTGCGGGGAGTGGAACTCAATATCGAGTTCGTATCAATGTTGGCACAGGCTCAACGTGCAATTGGCACCAACTCTGTAGATAGATTCGTGACCAGCCTGGGGAATATTGCTCAGATCAAGCCGGATGTTCTTGACAAGTTCGACTCTGACCAATGGGCTGATGTTTATTCAGAGATGCTGGGGGTCGATCCCCATCTCATAGTTCCTGGTGAGCAAGTCGCAATGATTAGACAGGGAAGGCAGCAAGCAGCAGCAGCACAACAGCAAGAAGCGCAAGCGCAACAAGCATCTCAGACCATAAAGAATCTTGCTCAGTCACCAACCCAAGATCCGAATGCTTTGACAAACGTGATCGATATGTTCAGCGGTTATAACACCCCACAAGGAGGTTGAAATGGCAATGATTAATATGAAGAGCAAGCCTGAGATGGAAGAGATGCCTGGAGCGGTGGAAGAAGATGCCCCAGAATATCCTTACGGTCTATGTGTCCACCTTGGTACCGATGATCTGGCCAAGTTAAACATCACTACCCTGCCAGAAGTTGGATCAACGATGATGCTTCATGCAAGTGTATTCGTTAAGTCTACCAGCGCATACGGTACACAGGGTGGCGGCAAAGATACTTGCGTTACCTTACAGATTACGGACATGGAGATATTGCCAGCAGAAGGTAAGTCGGACAACAACTCAATGGCAGCCATGCTTTACGGACCGCAAGTGACCTCGAATGGCGGTGAATAATGTCCGTATACATGAAGCAAGGTGGTCAATGGCTTTATGACCACTCAACTTCGGACATTGTCGGAGTTAAAGATCCTGATGGCAGCGAGTTCTTCTTTGCAAGAACATCAAGATTTGGATCTTTCTTTGACACTACAAACCAAAATGGAACCGCTGACACAGCTAAGGTGATGACATTTGATAATACGGATGCAGCAAATACCGGAGTATCGATGGCATCTGCCTCAAAATTCAGTGTTAATAGGGATGGAGTATACAACTTCCAGTTTTCCGCTCAATTTGTTAATGAAGACACTAAAGGTAATGATGCAAGTGTTTGGTTCGCTAAAGGAACTACAGGTGCATCAACAGCGATACCAAATAGCGCTACATTAATATCAATAGCGCAAACTCACGGTGGCATTCATGGGCATACAATTGCAGCTTGGAATCTATATATACCAATGGTTGTTGGGGAATACGTTGAACTGTATTGGTCTAAAACTAGCATTGATGTTTCCTTGCTTGCTATTGGAACCCAGGCATCTCCGACAAGGCCAGCGGCTCCATCTATTATTCTTACAATAAACGAAGTAACGTAAAGGAGATAATCATGAAAGGTAAAAGCAAAAAGCCACCAAAGCCACCAAAGTATTGAACACAAAATTATCCGTAACTATTTAATTAAGGTTATATTTACAAATGAGCAGCTACGATCCATTAGATACACGAGACCAGGACCGCGCAAAGTCTGATAAAGAAGTGCGCGATAGAATGGAATCTGAAAATGAGTCGATAGATATTAAATGGCTCATGGGAAACAAAAGGGGCCGCAGAATTATTTGGCGGCTTCTGGATCAGTCGGGCGTATTTCGACTTTCGTTCAACAGCAACTCGATGACGATGGCTTTCAACGAGGGGCAGAGGAACTTTGGTAACCGTATGCTTGCAATGATCCACACTTTATGTCCAGAGTTATATCCAGCCATGCTAAAGGAGTCTCAAAATGCAAGAAACAACGATGACGGAATCGGCCCCAACGACCACTGAAAGCCTATCTGTATCGCAAGGTAGCGTAAGCCAGCAACCGCAAGGAAGCCAGCAAGCGCAATCGCAGCAAGCAGCACCAGAGCAAGCCCAGCCCAACATTACAGATGGCAAGCAGGGTCAACAAACCAGCCAGCAGGTAGATGTCAGATATGGCTCTCCTGAGAACTATGATTTTAAACCTCCAGAGGGTAGGAACTACGACCCGGAAGTAATGAAGGTTTACACTGAAGTGGCTAAAGAGTTGAATTTGTCTCAGGATGCTGCACAGAAGTTATTATCGAAACTTGGTCCACCTGTCGAGGCCCGTCAGGCTCGTGAGTTGGAGCAGTTGCGTACCGGATGGACTAATGATTCTAAGGCTGACGCGGAGTTCGGTGGGGAAAGACTCACAGAAAACCTGGCAATCGCAAAGAAAAGTTTGGATCAGTTTGGTACGCCTGGCTTACTTTCGCTGTTGAATGAATCGGGACTTGGAAATCACCCTGAGATAATCAGATTTTTCTATAGAGCCGGTAAAGCAATTGGTGAAGATAAGTTTGTCGGTGGCGGTCAAGGTGGTAAGAACTCAGCGAAGTCTAATGCTGACTATGCCGCTTCACTTTATCCTACTCAACAACAGCATTAAAAAGGAGATTTAAAAATGGCTACACTATCAAACACAGCCCTAACCCTCGCGGATTGGGCTAAACGTACAGACCCTACCGGGAATGTACCAGTCGTTGCAGAACTGTTATCACAAAGCAACGAGATCTTGGAAGATGCAGTATTCAAGGAAGGTAACTTGCCAACCGGTGAGCGTGTTGTCATCCGTACCGGTCTGCCTACCGTCTATTGGAGAGCATTGAACCAAGGTATTCCAAACAGCAAATCAACCACGGCACAAGTGGATGAAGCTTGCGGTATTCTGGAAGCCCGTTCTGAAGTAGACAAAGACTTGGCAATGCTGAATGGCAACACCAGCCAATTCCGTCTATCAGAAGATCAAGCGTTCTTGGAAGCAATGAACCAAACCCAAGCAACCACCTTGTTCTACGGCAATCCTGGTACAGATCCAAAGCAGTTCCTTGGCCTGGCATCACGTTACTCAAGTTTGTCTGGCGGCAACGCACAGAACATTCTGAGTGCCGGTGGTTCTGGTTCAGACAATACCTCTGTTTACCTGGTAGTTTGGGGTGACAACACTGTTTACTGCCCGTTCCCTAAAGGTTCTAAGGCTGGTTTGGTCCATGAAGATCTGGGCGAACAGACCGTCTACAACTCAGATGGCACCCGTATGCAAGCATTGGCCACCCGTTACCAGTGGAAGAATGGCTTGGTTGTTAAGGATTGGAGATATGTTGTTCGTATCCCTAACATCGATGTCGGTGATCTTATTGCGCAAAGCGGAACGCAAGAACCAACCGATGCAACTGCGTTGATTAAGTTGATGGCTCGTTCACTGTATCG